CGTTACCCTTAATGTTGAACTAAGTTCACAATCCAATGTATGCAAACTGCAACTCGCTATACCGACCAGCCTGGTTCGACAGAATCAATGGAATTAACTTTCATTGGAACTGCTACCCCCAAGCCGTCGAATATATGGAAAAATGTTAACATTCCTGGTTACCAAACCAGATTTGAAATCATTACTCCTAATTCCGACGGACCCCACAGAGCGTGGAAGAATTTTCAGCACTATAAAATAGTGCCGAATGCTTCTGCACCCGGTGGCTTTATGGGGTTACCTGAGTTGACCAACGGATCGTATGGTACCTACTATACGTTCTATGGGCTAGCTAAGGAGCCTTATGCTGGTGCCGGATATTACAATTCCGGTGGCGGATATGAGTTGCCGTACGGTGATCCGGGTGCCCTGAATGCAGGACTCCCTCGGATGTATGAGGTCCAGGCGGATGGAGGTTTTGTACCTCCTCCCCCCGACTTAGATGTGCATAAGCAACGGGCATTAAATGTCATGTTGCCGCGCATCAAGGCCGAGTTAAGTCTTGTCAACTCTCTGATAGAGTTGAAAGATTTTAAACGACCTCTTAAATCAATTCTCGAATTCATTCGAACCCCTCGGGGTTGGAAGAATTTTGTCCTTGCCCAAAAAGGCATGCGGACATTAAGAGAATTAGACCGTTCAATGGCGTCAAGCTACTTAGAATATAAGTTCAACTTAGCGCCACTTGTTTCTGATATATGCGGGTTTTACCTCGCATTATCACGAGCGCATAGTCAAATGAATGACTTGCTAACTCGTCAAGGTCGTGTCCAGCGTAGGCATTATGCCTTCAACTGGAGGGAATTCGACGCTTACTCCTCGGAAGAGGCATATGGTGGCTTCCTAATCCCAACTTCGCAGTTGGAACCTGGTTGCAATCATACTCTCGGAAGGGAAGTTTGGTCTGATCCCACGATGTTCCATGCTATGATCGAGTATAATTACAATTATACTCGATGGCAAGTGCAGACAGCTGCACTGGGTAGCATTCTAGACGGTCTAGGGGTTAACCTTAACCCTGCGATTGTTTGGAACGCTATACCGTTCTCGTTTATTGTTGACTGGCTCATCGGAGTTAACCGGTGGCTGTCGCAATACACGTTGTATAACATGGATCCTGAGATAAACATACATCGCTTCCTGTGGTCCGTCAAGCGGGTCCGCCGAATCCGAGTCCAGAAATGGGCTAAGAACGGTTGGTACCCTAACTTGGTGGTTAACAGGATAAGCTTGCCGGAAGTAACCGAATCGTCCTATCGGAGGACGGTCGAACTTCCGTCAAGGAGCTCAGTACAACTGAGCGGGTTGAGCCCGCAAGAGTTCACCCTCGGTGCTGCCCTGGTCATAGGATCAGGGAGAAGGCGCCATCATCGTACTCGTTAAGAGTACAACAACATAGTGGTTCGTGGCTTTGCAACCATGAATTACTTAATCAACGCATAAGCATGTTAAGTAACAACCTCAATACAAACGAAGTTAAGAACAGTTCGGGTGCCGAAGTTGAATTCGAGCATCTCGATTCCGAAGGCCGCACTCGGGTGTTCGCTCAGGTGAACGAACCTCCTAGTGGTAAACACCGTCTCAGCATTAAACACGCTGAAACCGGTGCCGGTGTGAAACTGCGTCGTCGCTCGGCAATCCGAGTTGACAAAACTACCGTGTCCACTGTGGACTCGGTTACGCCTATCACTAATTCCGCGTATATCGTGGTAGATAGCCCCGTTGGCTATATGCTTACGAATGCGGAACTCGCCAATGTTCTCGCGGAGCTCGTGTCGTTCGTCGCCACCCTTGGCGGCACGACAGTTCTCTACGATGGCACTGGCAGCGGGGCCAAGGTTCTGCTTCAGGGGTCGCTTTAATAGCGACTTGCATGAAGCGGACTGTTCAGTGATCAGTTAACCTCGAAAGGGAAGTTAGTATGCAAAAAGAAACCATAACTGCCCCATATGGGCAATCAATAGTAACTGAAGGCGGACTAACGACCCGCTTCATAACCGTTTGCGTTGAGAACTGCTCAACGGGACGGGTCCGCTATGCACATTATAGCATAGCGCGCGACATCGATGATCACAAGATCATCCTTGTTGGGAAGTATATGAAACTACACCGTAGATTCATAGAGGTTAAAGTGACTGCCGTGAAACGTGCGCTTCGAGGAGCCTGGATTGCAGTCTGGGACCGCCCAGACCGCCCTGACTCCGAGATTCACACGGTTTACGTACGGCGAGTGCGGCGGTGTGAAAACACCGCCGCTATCGTCGCAGCTATAGACGGATACCTCGCAAAACGAGGTTTCCCGACGCATAGCTGTCTTTCCTGATCACTTCAATAACTGTAAAGAACCCTCTTTGCCCGATCAAATCGGTGCCAAATAGTAGGCGGAGAGATTGCTTCCTAACGTCAAAGTTGCGTGTCCCTGCTGTCCAATTCGTAGGACGGCAGGAGCTAGCATCCAAGTCGCTTCAGAGCAAACTTCGCCAGTGGGTTTGAGAGTGTCCTGACTACCGGCAACGGCCACGTTGTGAATCGAAAGATGCACAGCTTGGCCATTGGGAATGGTTCGCAAGAACTGTTCCATAGTCGGCGCTTGTTTATGTTGCTTAGCCATAAGGCGGTGATGTGAACTATCAGTTGTTGATTCGTCGCGGATCATGAAGGGGTTGTACATGCTCTAGGAGTTATACCATTATGGATAACGCTAAGAGCCTAGATGCGGATATCCTCATCGCTGCACTTCTTCATGACGTCTCACGACTGCATGGATTGGTGTTCAACACTCGTAGCTTAAGATTGACCGTTAATAAGGTCAATTCCCGTCTACGCATGGAAGGTATAGGATTTCTTACGAAAACCTTGCCCCGTCTCGGTAAAGCACTTGAGAGTGCTTTAATTGGTGGTACTCCCTTGTCTGCTGCAAAGCTTGGATTTAAACCCATGCCTAACAGTGAACTTCCCATCTTTTTGGGTGAGTTCTTCAAGTTAGTACTCCTGCCGAACGGGACGCCTCTTCCACAACCCTGCGCACAAAGCGTCAAGGTAATAAGGCAAATCGCGTACTGGTTTTATAAGTACGAGCTACCCTATTCAGATGAACAAGAACAAAAGGCCCTTGCTACGCTCGAAAGAACGGAACAGGAGCTTGTTTCTACAGATCAATGTCTCCCCTCTCAAGGGGATCTTGATTTTTACATTACTAACCATCGCCTACATAGGCTTAAGCCTCATGACGGACAAGGAATACCCTATCCGTTTACTGATGGACCTATTAGCACGGATGCTAATCGGCTCACCAATGTAAAGCTACTGGAAGTAACACGAAAAGCGCAGCTTGTCCTTTCGGACATCTTCGCTTACTTCGATCCGATGGCCATTCATCCTAAACACGGTCCTGGAGCCGTCTCTACCAAAGAGACTCTCGAAAGGAAGTATTTATGGACTAATGTGTCGGACCGAATTACGGATGTTTACCCTTTCGATGCGTATTTTTGCGCATCCCTCGGGCACATCTGTGATACTGCGGCGGATTTCTCCGACGTCAGTGGTGTTTCTAATTCGGCACGTGTAGTTCTAGTGCCGAAGGATTCTCGTGGCCCGCGCGTAATCTCTTGTGAACCTCTGGATAACCAGTGGATTCAGCAAGGTCTTATGCGGGCTATTGTGAAACTTGTGGAGTCTCACGCTTACACGAAGTGTAACGTCAACTTCACGCATCAGTCACCCAACCGAATCGCAGCCCTTCACGGGTCTGCCAACGGGAGGTATGCGACTCTGGACCTAAAAGAGGCCTCAGATCGCATTACGCTGAAGTTAGTTCGCCTGCTATTCCCCCAGAATCTTCATAGATTTCTGGAGTGTTGCAGGTCCTCATCTACGGTGTTGCCGGATGGTCGAGTACTTGAGCTGTTGAAGTTTGCACCAATGGGAAGTGGTTTATGCTTCCCTATCTTGGCGCTTACTGTCTACAGCATACTCGTGTCTGGCGCACCTGACGCATATACGCGAGAGCGTATATTAGTGTACGGTGATGATGTAATCGTCCCAACGGCCTTCGCCGCAGACGCGATGATACTTCTCGAATCATTTGGTTTAAAAGTAAACCGTGATAAGAGTTGTACCGGTGGACTCTTTAGAGAGTCATGTGGCATGGACGCCTTCAACGGCACCGATGTCACCCCTGTTCGCTTGCGAACAGTGCCTACTCATCATCAATCGCCTGATGTCTATACATCTTGGATCGCTTACGCGAATTCCATGTATGATAGACAGTGCTATCGCGTCTACGATACAATCGTAGAGTGGCTGGTCTCCATCTATGGACCAATCCCGGGTGAGGATATGCATCTTGCATGTCCAAGCCTGCGAAACGCACCGGACTACAAACGGCCTTTTCGGACTCGTTGGAATACCCACCTTCAGAAGGTGGAATATCTCGTTCGAGACGTTAAGGCTCCCTCATCTGTCAGAAGTACTGATGGTTGGGCCATGCTCCTTCGCTTCTTCGCAGAAGCTGGAGACGACCTACCCATGCAACTTCGTGAGGTAGATTCAGTAGATCGGGCATCATGGAACGTTTTTTCGCTTCATGAAGCCTTTTCCGTTAGTAAGTATACGAGCCGCCGATCGAGCTGTCTCATTCGGCGGTGGCGATGAACTAAATGGTCGTGGG